ACCACAGAACACGATATATAGATACGAGGTACCTTGCCCATCATGCTATAATGGAGAACAACATAAATGCAATTTTAGAAATATTACTTTAGAGTACATCTTATTAGCAAGATATGAAATTAAACTAGCAGATCTATATAATTCTGAAATCCTAGATAAATTAGAAGATGCAGAATGTTTTAATATGTCATGGTATGATTGTAATGGCAATGCAGATGATGATGAAGTTCATACTGAACCTGGAATTGATTTTGTAGATTGGTATAACTTTATAGACGACGGGTATAACACAGAAACTCAACGTAAATATCATGTAGCGCCAGTTGTAATTTCAAAAGAAGAATTTGCTAGAATGAATGCTGCAAATGATAATTAGCATTAATATCGCTTTTTTCTATTTTTTTTTATCCCTTAAACGGTTGTAGGTGTTTTAACACAGGCCGATTTTATCGATCGTTGTTAAAACAGCGGGGATTGCAAGCAATCCCCTATGTTTTAACACCTACTTTTAAGGGATGCAATAAAGGCGGAAAACTAAATTTTTTCGCCGCTATCCGCATAACCGAAAAAGATGATTTTAAGAATCTTTAAACGGTTAAAGGATACTCTGTGATTTAATTACTTATTTCTTTTATTAATTATAAATAGATTCTAGAGAAAAAAAAAGCTAAAGCTAAAAACATATCTTATTATGTCTTCTACATTTCTAATCCTACCAGTCCATTTATTCCATCATGATATTCTTCTAGCCCCTATTAAATCACTTGAAGCGCCTATCACCCGTGTAATAATCCTCGAAGAACCTGCTTATTTTGGCCATCATTATATGGCTATGAATTATAACAAATTGAAACTCATATATCACCGTGCAACTATGCAATATTACAGGGATTACATTGCAAAACATATTCCTACTGGAGTGGGGCTTGAATATATAGAGTACAAGGACCTAATGAATACTAATGTGCGAACTGGTGGATATGCTAAAATTAAAAAAGGTAGTAATAATCTAAAATTATTTAATCCAATAGATACTTTTCTAGAAGCCAAGTATAAAAAAATATTTGGTGCCAAGGTTGAAATGCTAGAATCACCTGGATTTCTCTGCACTGCTAAAGACTTGGCGGAATACGATGGAAGTAAGAAAACCAAGAACTCTTATTATCACGCTAGTTTCTATACCTGGCAACGCGAACGGATGGGAATCCTCGCTGGTAGTAAAACATATGATACTGAAAATCGCAATATGATGCCACTATCAACCAAGGTACCTCCCTTGCCTGGGAATGATTCACTCCCTTCTTGTGCTGCTCGCAAGTATCTAGAAGAAGCCATTTCTTATGTGCAGAAAACCTGGCCTCGCAATCTAGAACCAGTCTACGTTCAGAAAGGCGAACGCTCGATAACCCCGGAATCTATATATTTTCCTATCACACACGACACTGCGCGCGAATGGGTTCACGACTTCTGCAAGACGCGATTTGCCTTATTTGGAAAATATGAAGATAGCATTGATTCAGTTCCACGTAATTTCCTATTCCATTCCTGTATAACACCTATGCTGAATATTGGGCTGATTACTCCACAACAAGTAGTGGATATCATCACAAGGTATTATAAGGCTCATACTAAGGAAATAGGTATTGCTAATTATGAAGGGTTTATACGGCAAATAATAGGATGGCGGGAATATCAACGCTATATCTATCAATATGCGGGTGACAAAATGCGTGCAGGGAATTATTTTGGTAATTCGCGGCGATTGAATACCACGTGGTATTCTGCGACTACTGGATTGAAACCAGTAGATGATGCAGTGAAAATGGCACTAGATGACGGTTATATCCATCATATCTTGCGGTTGATGGTGGTGGGAAATTTTATGAATTTAGTAGGTATACATCCGGATGATGTATATAAATGGTTTATGGAATTCTCCCTTGATTCATATGATTGGGTAATGGTTGGTAATGTTTATAGTATGGCACTCTGGGCTGATGGGGGAATGACAATGCGAAAGCCGTATATATCGGGCGATGGATATATTATGAAAATGGGTAATTATTCTTCTAGCAATTCTAGGACAGGAAGTAAGAAAACGAAAAAACAAAGTAATACCCACCAAGAGCAAGATCCTGGTAGAACTTGGAATGAAGAATGGAATGCAGTTTTCCATCATTTTATAGACCGCAATGCAAATAAACTATTACGAACATACTATGCAGGATTAGTTCGTGCATGGCAGAAAAAGCCAGAAAATGAACGAGAACCTGAACTAGCAATTGCAAATAAGGTAATTGCTAGACTTAGTTAAATCCTGTTTACACCTTTGGACATTTACAATGCCGATTTTATTTATAAATTTTAGGTTGTTTTATTAAGTTTTTATTATGAAATTTTATTATAATTTTTAGAATTTTAGGACAAATTGATAAAAAATGAATAAAAAATTGCTATGTAGGGTAAATACTTACACCATCTTCCAGGAATGGAGCCGCCAGAATTCCCGGGAAGCGAAGGCGAGGTTTGGGATTGCGAAATCAGGGTGTGGGGCTATCCTCGATGTTCTTATTGCAACTTGAAAGGTTGCAATCACCAACAATGCCCCCTAGAAGGGGAAGGGGTATTTGAGAACGTGAACCAGGAGAACAACAATACCCTTCTTGAGGCCATAAAGGCTTTTTTCGGGCAGACAGAACCTAAGATTTTCTTCCAATTGGGCGAACACTGCGTGGAGATGGAGTTGGAAGAAAAAAACGCCGATCAACACAGTCGCTTAGTGCGATTCCTTGAACAAAGAACCGATTGCGTGCGGGCAGGGTTTGCATATCTTGATTAGACAAAATTACCCTGTATTTTTTTTTTATTTTTCTTTAGCGTGAAATAAGATATCTAGAAAATCTAATATTACTCTAGAATCATATTTACATCACGCCAGCTGGAATCACTCTAGAACTATCATACTAAAATGGCATCTCTAGATACTGCGTTTAATGATTTAAATCTAGCACAATCCCAACCACCGGCGGTATTCTCACAAGCCATCCCGCAATTCAGTATTCAATATCCATTTTGGAATCAAAATATGCAGCAATTACTTATGATTCGTCAACAGGAACCATCCCCTGTAGGCGAACAATATACTAAATATTCAGTTGATACATGGGGATTGCGAAACTCGGTAACCGGTGAACATGAACCATTTTATTTGCTATGCGACCATTCCAAACGGCAGGCGACAAACGGCGGTAGCCAGATATGTGCCAAATGTGGATGGTTTTGCATAAAGACACAAGCTGACCAAGACCGGCTAGAACGTGAGTGTAAGCATCCCCGCGAATATAGTATGTTTCATACTCGTCGGCAATTACAGCGTTGTGGGCAGTGCGGTAAGGTAATACGATTTAATTGTAATGTATTTTAATGTAATCTTCTAGGAAAAAGTATTACTTAATTCTAGAATATAATATTGCAAATTACATATCACAGCTGCTAGGAATGAATAAAATACTTGCATTACTGATTGCATTTTCGGTGATTATATTGATTAGTTGCTTAATTATTAGAAAAGGATATAGTTCTCCTAGTGAGGGATTTGCTACCGGTGATGTATGTACCGTATCGCTAACGAATATAAATCCTATGTTTGTTAAAAATTATATGCAATATGATGGGCTTCCAATTAAATGTTTTAATAAATTATCTTCCAAAGCATATTGTGTCGGTGGAACATTGAAAATGGACGTTAAGTCTGTAGGAACAGATGCCAGTGGTGTTCCACTCCCTGGAAAACAAACTACAGTAATATCAAATTCTAGCGGTGCCACACCACCAGATAATGCAATTATACCTATTAATCCGTGGGAATTTCCTGATTTTTTCTGCCTGTCTTAATCATTTTGCCATGTTTTAATTTATTTTTTTATTTATTTTCCAATGATTTTTTCTAATGATTTTTCCTATGATTATATTAGATTAATCTAATAAGTAAATATATTAAGAAAATAAATAAAATAGACAAAATGCCATTACCATTAAAAAAGAAAACTTATAAAATAACTAAGAAACAGAGCACTAAATTATCAAAAACAAAACATAACGAAAATTCGGATGGAAAACATAAATATACTAAATATTATCCTAGCGTATTGGACCCTGCATTTTCACATAAGATTTCAACACACGATTTATTTAAGAAGTATAAGTCAAGCCTGAATAAATCTCGTCTAGAAGAATTATATACATCATTTGAAAAAAATAAACCAAGCATTGAAGATGCAAAAAAAAAAGAATCTAGTATATTCATATCAAAAACAATTACTAAGATGTTGCGTAATTTTATGTCACCATATTCTCCCTATCGCAGCTTGCTTATATATCATGAAATGGGTGTTGGTAAAACTTGTACGGGTATTACTATAGCAGAATCATTAAAACATTTAACACGTAATTCTAATACCAAGATTTATGTCATTCGGCCGATGGAATTTGAGCGCCAGTTATTTAACCCAAATGTGGTTATGGATGGCGAACCTTTAAAACAATGCACTGGTGACACATACATACAAGATTCAAAACTAGCACCGTTAGTTAGTGGATGTATGAATAAAAACGAGGAAGCTTGTGAACAGTTAAAATCAAAGGTGGATAAAGAAATACGTGGATATTATAAATTTTCAGGTTTTAAGATGTGGGCGCGAGATGTTGACAAAGAGATTGAGGCAAGAACTAAAAATATAGAAAACAAAGAAGAAAAAGAAAAAAAGATCGCAGAAATAATCCAAAAATTATTTAACAATTCAGTTATCATAGTAGATGAAGCACATGAATTACGTGATAGTAATGAAAAAGATGCAAAGATAATAACACCAGTGCTATTTCGTGTTCTTAAATATGCGACAAATATAAGGCTAATTTTTATGACTGCAACACCAATTTATGATAAACCACAGAATATAATTTCCCTTATAAATTATTTTCTAGTAAATGATAATCGTCCAATTCTCAAAGAATCAGATGTATTTGACAAAGACGGTCAATTAAAACCAACAGGTCGTGAATTACTTATTAATAATACACGCGGATATGTTTCATTCTTGCGTGGTAGTAATCCTTATGAATTTCCTATTCGTTTATCCGCAAAGTATAATATACCAAATGATATTCTAAATGTGCGCCAATATCCTAATAAGAATTATCAAGGAAATCGTTTAGAAAAGGATGACCGCATAAAATATTTGGAATTAGTAAATTGTCCTTTAGGTGGTGAACAATTGAAGATATTTAAATATCATATTAAACATGATAAATTAATTGATTTTAATGAAGATACAATTAGTGATTTATCTTATTCCGATATATCTGGTGATTTATGCGAACCTGGTTCTAAGAATGCCAAGGACGCCAAGAATACTAGTGAATGTAATGATAAGTATGAACTCATCCTAACAGATGAGGATGGTAATATTATAGATAACCGTGATATTCAGGAAAAAGATGAAGAACAATCTATTTCTGCAGAAGAAATAATTTCTCTAGAAGAATCCATTTTCGGTGATGGTAAACATTCTAGAAAGTCATCACGAAAAATCAGAAAAAGTGACCCAATAAAAGTTAGTACAGTAGCTTATCAATTTGAAAGTCAAATGAGTAATATAGTTTATCAATCTCTAGAAGAATGTAATAATAATCTTAAATTGGCAGTTGGAGACCAAGGTCTTGAACAAATTTTAACAAAACAGCAAGGTAAATGGACCTATGAATTTAATGATGATAAATATGCCCTGCGATTTAAATTACCCGAACTTTACAATTGGGGTGCAAAGATTGCAAAGATTATTGATATTGCTATTAAAAGTGCCGGTCCTGTGTTTATATATACGAATTTCGTAAATGCAGGTGCAAAACCTATTGCGATTGCATTGGAGATGAATGGTTTCCGACGATATAAGCAACATGATACTCCGCTAATTGAAAGTGGTGAAAAGGATAAAACATATCGCGGGGATTATATTCTTTATACAGGTGACCCTACTTTATCTGCTTTTGCAAAGGAATATATTAATAAAGGTGCAGCTATGGTTCGTGAGAAAAATGTAAAAGTTTTTATTGGAACAAGCGTAGCATCTGAAGGATTGAATTTATTTGGATATCGAGAGGTGCACATTCTAGACCCTTGGCATAATATTAATCTTACGGAGCAAAGTATTGGTCGAGTAATCAGAACTGGAAGCCACTTGCATTTACCACCACAAGAACGCAATGTATCTGTATATCAATATGCAGCTACACTAGAAGATCGAGAATCATTCGATTTGAAAATATATAAAATTGGTGAGAAGAAAGCTATAAAAGCAGGTGTGGTAGAAAAATTATTAAAAGAGAATGCAATTGATTGCGAACTTAATAAGGATGTAAATGTATTTGATGAAGAACATTACCATCGCAAAATACCACAAATTACATCACATGGTATTAATATTCATGTAAGTCTAGCGGATAGTCCTTATACCCGTAGTTGCTTTTATATGAAAGAGTGTGGTTATGAATGTGCTTCCAAAACATTAACGAAATCTAATAAACAACCCGGGCAAACCCCATTTCAAATAATGCGATTCAATTTTGATAAAGAATTAGAAGAATATCGAAATTTAATTATACAACTAGTTGCTAGTTCTTTTAATGTTAATATCAATCATCTGCGAGCCTATTTACAAAAAATTGGTAATAAATTACAAGAGCATAAATCTGTTTCTGAGAAAAGTAAAAAATATAGTATCACTAAGAAAACTAAGAAAACTAAAACTAGCATTCTAGCAGAAGAGATTAATACATCTTGGGATGATGAGGATGCCTTTTTAGGTGCAATTCAAGATATTATAAATACTGATACTTTAATAAGAGATAAATATGGTCGGGAGGGTAAAATAGTTTTAAGTGGCGATACATTACGTTTCATACCTAGCGGACAACTATCACCAAATATTTCTATCATCCAACAATATTTACCAATACAGACGAATCCACCAATTAAATCACAGATTGATTTGAAAGGATTTATTTCAAAACTAGGTGAAGAACAAAAACGTCTAGCAGAGGAACAAGAATTAAATTATGAAGATATATTACATAAATTAATTGAGAAAGCAGAACAAATATATTACGGTGTTTATCAAAAAGAATATAGATATAATATTAAAATAAAATTAGAAGAAGTATTAGATTTATTATTTAATAAATTAAATTACACATTCAAAGTATTAATACTTAAGAATATATTAGAAAAAATTGTACTGAGCATAAAATTAACTGATGATGAAAATAAGATTAAATTATCTATTAAAAAACATATAGTTTATATGAATGAAATATTTCATGATACCAAAAGTCAAAAAGATAAAGATATTAATGATATAAATGATATATATGGTTTTATTATTCAAAATGATAATAAATTAGAATTATTTATATTAACTGATGAAAAAATATTTGAAAAGAATCAAGGTAATTTAAGGAAAATTATTGAATTTAGAAAAAAAATATTGAAAACAGTATCTCCTAATAATTTGCATGGATATCTCAAATATGAAAAAGGTATTGATATTCCTGCATTTAAAATTAAAGATATTAGTACAAAAGGTAATAAAAAATCTGTAATTGGAATTAAATGTATTACCGATAGTACAACCAATATTAAGAAGAATGTAAATAAATTAGATGATAGAGTTCTCAGAGGGAAAAATGTTAGTTATAACAAAAATGCATTATGTAATGATATAGAATTAATTCTAAAACGTTATGACGCAGATAAATTAAATAATAAAAAATGGTTTTATACACCAGAAGAATATTTCATATTCTTTGAAGCTTAAAACCTATTATTTTTATAATATTTATTAGTGTTTTCTTGTTATTTTCCGGTTTGTTATTAGTAATAAAAATTAACTAAAAAATTGATTTTATTTTTTAGTATTTCTTGGTTTAAAATATACGCATTTCTGTTAATAATAAATTATCTAGGAAGTATATAGTAGTATAGTAAGTCCTGCATTACATAAAAAATATGGCTTCAAAAATACAATCCAGAAGAAAAGAAAATCCTGCTAAAAAGGAAACCCAAGATGATATAAATGATACTAAAATAGTTGAGAAAGAATATATTGATAATCACCAGGAGTTATATAGGAATGTGCTTTTAGAAGATTATATTTATCTAAAACCTGCAGATTTAAACAACAAGATTGATGAAATTATATTACAGAAATTGAAGCGTAAGGTAGAGGGAAAATGCATAAAAGTCGGATATGTCGTTCCAGACAGTATTAAGATACTAACACGTTCACTAGGAATTATTAATAATACTAATTTTGATGGTATCACTATGTATAAAGTTAAATATAGTGTTGATGTATGTAATCCTGCGGTCGGACAAATAATTCATTGTACTGTATTCAATATAGATAAATCGCAAGTAATTTGTTATGTGAATAATCCAGAAACTTCGCCATTGGAAGTGTTCTTATTTAAACATCATCATACAGGTAATACAGAATTTGCAGGACTAAAGATTGGAGATATGGTTAGTGTGCGTGTGGGTGGTAGCAAATGGGAATATCGTGACAAGCAAATTATAACAATTGCTCAATTTGTTGGCAAATTATGAATACCATACCGAAAAAACATACATCATATTTACTCTTGCCATTTTTTACATATATTTTTTTAAATTTACATTCAATGTTTTTGTTTATGTTAACTATTTTTTTGGTTTCTAAGATTTGCTAGATATAAAATAATCTTTTATAGTAGAAATTATTACAATCGAATATTATTGAATAAGAATAATATCGTAATGGATATATGTAAGGCGTATAAGAATAAGACAACAAAAATACAATGTTCTGCCAAAATTAAATCCGGTTTCTTTTGTGGCAAGCATCAATCTACATTAACCCCTTTATATAATGACAATGGTGAGTTCATAACTATATCTAGCAATGATTCATTAGTGGCCGCAGTTTCTAAGGATTCTACAATTTCTTCGGTAATTACTAATACTACTTATACTACTAATAATAATAATAATGGTAAAGCAAATGTATATGATAGATTGAGTAATTATAAAAAAATAGCAGGGAGTGATATTTATAATGAATATCTTGATTCTAGAAAACTGTATATAAAAGATACAAGTTCTACTGCAAATAAACCCATAGAATTGATTGAGTATCTAGAGAATAGTAAAATAAATTTTTATCCTTATTCACGTATTCTAGCATCACTAGAGTATTATAGGTTATTAAACGGAAGCGAAATTGGAAAATCAAATTCTAAATTCTTATTGGTAAGTGATAATATTGCTAAATTAGAATCGTGTTTTGCTATATTGATTAAAGCAAATACACATTTGGATAAATTGATTAAATTACAGCGATGGATTAGAAATAGTATGAACGCTTTTAGTAAGCGATTACACGGGCCTTCGCGATCGCGTGCGGTTAATGACAGTGATTTTGTAAGTTTAGATGATATTAAAGATATAAGTGATAAAGATTTTATTTCGTTTGAAGATGAACGAGGCTTTGTTTATGGTTTTAATCTAGACAGTATAGTAGATTTAATACTTAAATCAGATGAAAATTTTCTAGAATCATTTAAGAAACAACATGAAGGACTAATTTAT